AGTCGGGCGGTGGCCACTGTCCCCGACGTCAAGTCCGAGGCCGACGCGCTCGACGCGATAGCCGCAAGTCCGAGCGTGGTCCGAGCCGCGCTTGCGTCGACGTCGTCGACAAGCGAGGCGCCGAACGCCGAGATCCCATGAACGCCAGAGGTGAGCGCCGCATGAGTCGACACCGCCGACGCCGCGGTGCCGGTCGGATCCGCGCCGACCTGGGCTGCGGTCGTCGCGTGGGGGTTCGACGTCGAAGCGACGTGCGACGCGATGGACGCCGCCGCGGTCCCCCCGACCGCGTCCACCGTCCACACCGCCCCCGACCCCGAGACCGTTACGTCGCCCTTGTCGCCGTCGGTCACTCCGCCCGCGCTTACCGTCGCCCAGGTGTTGTCTCCGCGGAGATACGTGGTCGCGTCTGCCGTGCCGGTTCCCAAGCGTACCGCCGGAACCAGGTTCTGCACGTCATTCGTACGGCCCGGACCCATCACCAGGATCTCGCCGGTCGACGCCTGCACCCTGACCACCCGGCCGATATTCTGCACCAGCTCCGTGGTCCCGGTCGGGCGGATGTGCGTCAGGCCGCCGCCGACGGCGACGAAGACCACCCCGTTGATGGGGTAGGCGCTGGTGTCGAGGGCGCGCACGATCCCGAGCGAGGTGGCGAACCCCTGCCCGTTTTGCGCAAGAGTCGCCTCCAGAAGCCCGATCGCCGGCATCTTCGCGGCGTTTCCGGCGTCCGCCGCCGCAACCTCGGTGGCGCCCGACGCGCCGACCGACCCCGTCGCATACACTGGGGTGCCGGCCGAAAGCGCTCCACCGCTCGTGTTTTTGACCGGGAAGCGCACCGCTTCGATGTGCGCGTACGTCTGATCGCCGCGCAGGAAGGTCGACGCGTCCGCGGTCCCGGTCCCCAGTCGGGCGGTGGCCACTGGGGAGTCGAGCGTCCACACCGATCCGCCACCCGAGACGGTGATATCGCCCCGGTCACCGTCCGCGACCAGCGCGGCACCGGAGCCGACGGCGCCCGAGCGCAGGCGGATCGTGTAGACGCGCGGCCCGCCGACCGTGTAGATCCGCGGTGTAAGGCGGATCGTCACGTCCACACCGTAGCCGTGCGCACCACCTGAAGCGACCCCTCGACCAGCGTTACGCGCCGCCCGTTGGTCAACGTCGCCACCACCTCATACACCGCGAAGCCCGGCACGAGCTGGGCGGTATCGGCGAATGCGGCCTCGACCGTCCACACACCGCCGGCACCCGAGACGGTGCCGGAGCAGGTGACCAGTAGCAGGCCACCGGGCTCCGAGCGGATCTCACACTGCACCGCCGACAGCGTCTCGATCGTCCCGTCGTCAGCCGTGGGCGCGGTACCGTCGAGGATCCACGTCCTCCCGATGCGGACTACGTCGTCATGCTGCAGGACGTCGATCGGCATATCAGGCGGACCGACCGGCGATCAGGGCCTTGTAGGTCACGGTCCCCGCGGAAGCCGCGACCGGGATAAGGTCCGCAGTCCCGGCCGTGGTGGCGAGGCCCGCGGTCCCGAGGTCGAGCAAGAGCGCCCCGCCCGGCGGGATGACGATCTTGTCGGTCGCGCCAGAGAGGATCCCGATGAGGTTCGCCGCGCCACCCACCAGCAAGTTCCCGGCCGAGGCCGTGTTTTCGAGGTACACGTACTGCACGTCGGCAAACGAGGTCGTCGCACCGCCGGCGATCTGCGACGTCAGCGTTCCGACCAGGTCGATCGACGATCCACCGGTGCCGACCGAGCCGGACGCGGTCGACCACACCCGATCGATCTCGCCGTTCGCCGTGCCGCTGCTCATCTGCCGGGCCTTGGTCGCGACGTGCTGCAAGTTCGTGGCGGCCGCCGCGATCCCTGCCTGGGTGTCGAGCTCCGTCAACTCGATCGAGACTGCTACGGTACCCTGTGCCTGACGCGCCATCGGTCACTCCCCTGCGCCCGGTGGCGCCTCTCGGATGGTCAATCGAACGGTCGGCGCTGCCGACAAATGATCGGAGACCGCCTGGACGAGCGCGACGCGATCGGTCAGGTGGAGGTCGCCGTGCGATAGGGTAACGACGTCGCCCGGTTGGAGCCACCCAAGGACCTCGCGGGGGCCAGTGTACGCGACCTGCCGGTGACGTGTCCAGAGGGCCGCGCTTTTCCAAGCGAGGACGCGCTGGGCGACGACCCGATCGACGATGATGTCCGACTGCAGGGTCGGCGCGGTCCGTCGCCCGTGGCGCTGAAACGACGCCCGCGTGTACACGTTCGACGCCGTCGCCGTCGTTGTCGACCACGCGAGCGGCGATGACACGCCGGTCAACGCCTCGCGCCCGTGGTAGGTGCCGGCCGCCACGTCCCGGGCGTAGTCGATCGACAGCTCGGACGCCGGCGATCCCGAGACTGTCACGCCACCGACCAGCTCCAACAAGTCGCGGTCGACGTCGAGGTCAGTCACCGCATCCCGGGCGCTAGCGTCCCAGCGCGTGATCAGCGGGTACAGACCGCGCGGCCCGCTGACTAGCGCGATCGGGAGGATCGGCAGGATGTGCGCCCTGATCCAGTCAAGCGGCGTGCACTGCTCTTCGATCGATCCGCTGATCCGACACCATGACAGCGGCTCGATCGCGGCCGCCACCCGGGAGTAGTCGATCGGCAGGGTCGACCGTCGAAGGAGCCACGCCAGGAGATCGCCGGCCGTCTCGACCAGCCCGCCATCGGCGTCGAGAAGGCCGCCCCCGTAGGCCCCGCCATCCTGCGGACGCCAGCTGATAGAGATCGCGTTCCCGAAGATCCAGCGATCAACGCCGCCTTCCATTCCGGTTGCCGTGATGACGGGCGACGATGGCGACAGCACCTGATTCCCGTCCTCGCCGCCGACGTCGGCGGTCAGCGTGACGACGGCGCCGGCTGCCGTTGCCGAGACCGTGAAGTCGTTGTTGGCGTCGTTGATGGCGGCGGCGATCTCGGTCGCGATCAATACCTGGGTGCCGAGGTTGCTGTTAAAGTCGTTCGCTCCTGACGTCCGCGGCACACCGACACCCGACAGGGTCACGCCGAGGATGTCGATCGTAACGCCCGTGGCGCCACCAAAGACGGCGCCGGGTTGGATCTGCAGCGTGCCGACCGCGCTGGGGATCGGCGGAAGGTTGATGCGCGCGATCGGGTTCTGCGCGTCGTCGTAGTCGTTGATGACGTTCGCCGTGATCCACCCGCCGCCGGCGTCTTCATCCCGAGCCAGCACGGTCGCCGCCTGCACCTGATAACCGGCGATCACCGCGTCGTATGGGCTTGTCGATCGGACGGTGTAGGCGTTCGATCCGGCGTATCGCTTGGATCCGCCCTCGGCGCCGACGTAGTAGCCCGGCGCCCCAAAGACGAGCGGCGCCAGTTCGGCGGAGTAGTCGATCTCCAGGGTGTGAGTCGACTCATCGATTGGAACCGTCAACACGGTCCCGGCCTCGTCGATGCTTGAGGCGTCCGCGGTGAAGGTCACGGGCTCGCCGGCGCGGCCGTACACCGGATCGGCGACGACGCCCGTCAGGAGAATCACGCGGCTATCCCAGCTGTCGAGCAGGTCGGCAATCGCCACCTCGACGGGCGCGCCGTCCAGCGGGTGGCCTTCCTCCACCAGCCGGGCGACGTCATCGGGCCAGATCGCCGAGACCGACGCGCCCTGGGGCTCGACGTCGACGCCCTCGCCGATCGCGAGCTCCGCTTCGTCGGACCATGACAGCGAGTCGATCGCGGCTACCACCTCGACGGCGCCCAGCGAAGACGACGCCGAGAACGTGCGCGTCCCGAGCCGCCATGTGCGGCCCGCGAAAGTCACCGAGATCACGATCGCGAGGTCGCGGTCGGCGGTCAAGGCGTCAGGCGAGAGGCGGATCACAGCTCCTCCTCGATCAGCAGCTCGCCGACCCGCTGCACCTCGGACCACAGCTCATCGCCGATCACTACCTCCCGAGACAGGGTGCCCGTGATTCGACCGTAGATCGTCGCCTCGGTGCTCGACTGGGTGGCGGTCCCGACACCCGAGCGCAGCGCTCCGACCAGCACGACGGGCGACGCGGCGCCGTCCAGCTCGTCGATCAGTCCCGCCAGGAGAGACGGGGTATCCGCACCGACCGCCCGCCCGTCGATCGCGTGCGACCCCGCGAGGTAGGGCGGCGCCGCGCCGTCATAGAGGCCGACGGTGGGGATCCCTTCACGCCAGGACACCGCCACGGTCCGACGCGCCGGGCCTCGGACACGCGACACGCGGCCGCCGCCGCCCACGTCGACCAGCTCGACGTCTGGGATCAGCTCCAGCGAGCGCCCCCAGCTGTACGGCTCCAGCGGAAGCCACGGCCCGATCAGGCAGACGCCCGCGCGCAGGTAGTCCTCGACGGTCGCCGCCGCCCGGAAGGTGACGCGCACCCGGCGGTAGCTTCCGACCGCGTTGACCACCAGAACGCCGGCCGGACGCCAGATATCGATTGTCCCGCTGGTCGGCTCGGCGCCGCTCACCGTCTCGAGGTAGATCGTCGGCGAAAGCGTGCCGGACGTCCACCGCCCAGAGGTCGACCGGGCGATCCGCCGGCTGACGCCACCAGCGAACGCGACGGTCCCGCCAACGAGCTCGCCGCGATGGAGCCACGCCGCCGCGGTCGGTGACGCCGCCGACGTGTCGACGACGATGGAGTCACCGCGCCGCACGAAGGGCAACGAGGTCAAGCCCGCCGCCAGGTCGAGCGTCCCGAGCGTGGTCCAGGTGGTACCGTCCCAGCCGGCAAGATCCGCATAGCGGAAGTTTGCCCGCCCCAGGTACATCCCGACCGATCCGGTTTCCGACAGCACGGCGTTCGACGCCGTGTCCGGCAGGGCCCAGGCGATATACTCGTCGACCGCGTCCTGGGTGGCGCGCCACTCCCGCCGCGGGCTCGCGATCGTCAGTGGGTGGAGCTTGTCGACGCCGTAGACATACTGGGCGATGGACGTCCAGGTATCGCCGGCACCCGTTGGACCGTCCAGGAGTCGCACGCGGGTACCACCCGGCAGGTCGGCCGACGCACCGAAGAGGCCGGGCAGCATCTGCCCCGCGGTCATGTCGGCGCCGATCGGCATCTGCGACGCGTACGGGCCGGTGTCGTCTTTCAGCTCGTAGCCGCCCAAGCGCAGCCCCAGAAAGCTCGTATCAGAAAACGTTTTGATCTGCGCCATGCGCCATTCCGACACAGCCGCCGACGCGGAGACGTGACCCCACCTGACGTGCCCAAACGCCAGTGGAGACGACGCGTTGGCGACCAGGGTCGTCGATGCGGCCGCCAGTGTCCAGGTCCGCGCCCCGGCCGACTGGGAAGCGGCGCCGGTGGAGCGATACCACACGGTACAGCTTGATCCGCGCATAAGCACCCGCACCCGGATCCCGGCCGTCGTTGACGTCGTGATCGTGGCGAGGGCGGTGCCGCCGTTGGTATCCCACACCCGAAACGCCGTGGTGGTAAACCGGATAGAAAGCCGATAGTCGGCGGTTCCGTTGCCCTGGTTGACGACCAGGGCGATGCGGTCCGCAGTCGTCGCACCGCCCGAAGAGGGGGCGAGGTCCACCTCGGCGACCACGGCGTCGGTCACCGACGCCCCAAGCCCCGTCTGATAATAGACCGCGACCGCCGCACCCGTGGTGATGCTCCACCCGGTGGCCGCGATCGCCTCGGTCGGGACGCCAGTCGCCGTCCGTGTATACGAGTCGAAGTTCGCCGGGTCTTCGACGCCGATCCACGTCGCCGACGTCGGGACCTGGCGCGGCGCCTCGCGGTACAGCGCGGGCCACGTTGGCGCAGACCAGCCGCCCGCATAGTGGGCGATCAGGCTGTCGTTGTCGAAAGCTGTCGCCGTCGTGGCCACCCGACCTACGTACACCGTCTGCCCTCGGACTGCGCACGCCGTCAACTGCGACGGGTCAAGGTCGGCCTCGTTCGTCCACACTTGCCCGTAGAACCACTCGGCGCCGTCGTCGCGAGAGTAGGAGAGCGCGGCGACGGTCTCACCCCCGAGGATGTACGGGACCAGGATGTACAGCGTGCGGCCGACGTACCACAGCGCCGACTGGGTGGGGTCCGCCGTGACGAAGCTGGGGATCTCGACGGGCTCGGACCCGTAGATATACGGCGTCCAGGCACTGGAAAGCTGACGCGCCCGCCACTCCGACGTCGGCGGGTGAAAGTACGTCATGATGAAGCCGCCGCCCGGGTGAGCGATCACCTCGACGGCGCGGGCCTTCTGGGCGTCGGCGGTCGCCGAGGTGGACGAGTCGCCGAGAATCACCTCTGCCAGTGTGTACCCGTTGGCGTCGCTTGCCCACTGTTGGGCGACGTAGCGCGCGGTGGCGTTGTCAAGCAGACTCGCAAAAACGATGACCGTCCCTTGACTATACGCGGCCCGCAGGCGTCCGAGGGTGTAGGCACCGGCCGCAACGGAGATCGGATATCCGACGCGGTCGGCGACCGTCTGCCACGTGGCGCCGTCGTCGTCGCTCGCCATCACCCGGAGATAGGCGGCGTCTGACGCGGTGGTCCAGTGATAAAGAAGCACGCGCCCGCTCGGGAGTTGAAGCAGCGCAGGGTGCGACGCGGTCGGAATGTCGGTCCCGCTCGAGGCCGTGACTGCCGCGCCCCATCCGACACCCGGGGTCAGCTTGCGCACGTCCACCCGCTGGGCTGACGCCGTCGCCCGGTGAGTCGCCAGGAGCACGGCGCCGGACGCCAGCTCGATCACATGCGGCCGGGTGTCGCTGTCCGAGCCGCCGTTCGCTCGCCTGACCACCCACTCCCATCCCGCGACCCGCCACGGCTCGTCCAGGCCGTGCCACGGACCAGACGCCGAGTCACGCCACACGAAGCCCGCCGCGGTGAGACTCGATGCGGCGAAACCCCCGCGCGTGGTCTTGATCTCCAGGTACCCGGAAGCAGGCGGCGTGCCGGCGGTTTCCAGGCCGGCGGCTTCCGCGCTACCTGACGGCTGACCCGCGAGCCCGCCCGTCTGGGTGTAGGAGCTCGCCGCCGCGACGATCGACGCGGGCGTCAACCGGGGGTCGGGGTAGATCAGTCCGCGCAGGTCGGTGGTCATCGGGTGCGCCTCCCCGGCACTGTAGCACCGTCCAGGGCGCGCGCTAGGGGCGTGTCGAGTCGGAGGTGGTCGCGCAGGACGATCGACAGGTCGCGATGTCGATAGCGCATCACGAGCTCATCGCCGCTTCCGCTGCTTTGGCGTCCGCGATTCAGCGCCGCCAAACCATCCGGCCCGAGCGCGGACATCCCGCGGCGCGTCACCACGCCCTCACCCGGGGACGCTTGGATCATCCTGTGATCTGCCTCGACGACGCCACCGATCGCAAAGCTCGGCGGCGACTCGGACGCCACCTGCGCGATCTGCAGTGCTAGCGGAGGGGCAACCACCGCAGCGGCCAGGATTGGAGCCGCGAAACCCGAAGGCGCGAAGGTGGCCAGGGCCTGCATGTAGGCAACCGCTCCCGACATCACGATCGACGAGATCGCCGCGGTCTGACGCAGAGCCCACAGGCGTTTCGCTTCCTTCTTCTCGCTCTCGCTTAGGTGACCCATAGATTCGATCTGCTTGTCGATCGCCCAAACCGCCAGGTCGGCCATGCCGGTGTAAATCTGTTCGGCTACCGCAAGACTCTGCTGGATCGACTCGTTGCGCGCGGCCGTCACCGCATCGAACGCCGCTTTTTCCGCTTCTAGATACTTCACCTGCGCATCGTGCGCGGCCTGATCTGCGGTGGCTTTTTCGGCGGCTTGCCTCGCCGCGGTCTCGGCGCGCGCCGCCTCGATCTTGTCTCGCTCCTCTCCAAGTGCCAGATCCTGTTCGTACAGCGCCGCCTTGCGCGCCGCCTCCGCCGCCGCCGCGTCACCCGAGATCGCCTCAAGCTCGGCGATCTTGGCGATTCGCTCGTCATATTTCGCGCGGATCTTGTCTTCAGTCGACATGCCCGCCTCGGCCGCCGTCGCGATCAGCCCATATAGAGCCGCGCTGGCGTCGGCTTGCTTCTTGAGCTCGTCCGCGTGCCTTTTGCTTGCCTCTGCGCCCTTGCGCTGCTTCTCTTCAAGCCCTCCCACGGCGGTGTCGAGCTCTGCCGTGATCGTCTTGACCGAGCCCATTTCGGCGAGCGCTTCGCCGAAACCTTTGGTGTTGCTTTGGGTGGCCTCGCCTACCTTGACCTGACCCGTCAACAGCTGCTCGAAAGCCTCGGTTAGCTTGCCAGTCGACGCCCACAGCGTAGTCTGGCCGGTCACCGCCACGGTAAGGATCTCGGCGACCGCTGCCAATCGGCTGTGGTTCAGGTTCAGCGACTCGTTAAAAGTGCCGAATCCATCGATGGAATCGTTGACGATGTCGACAAAGTCAATAAACGTCGGGAGCAGCACCTCGGCAGCGACCAGCGTCAGCTGGTCCATACTCGTTCGCAGCCGCTCCATCTCGTCGGTGTAGTCTTCAGCGGCGGCGCGGGCGCCCTCGCTGATGAACACCGCTCCACCCATCTCATCCACGCGGTTGATGACCTCGTTCGCCGCGTCACCCAGGGCAGTCATCGCCGAAACGTACCCGACGACGGCCGCCGCCGATGCCGCGACAGCGCCGGCCGTCCCGGCCATCGCGATCCCCATCGTGCCGATCGCCCCGGTTGCGCCCTCTGCAGTGTCAGACAAATCGCCGAGCGCCCCGGTCGCCGCCCCGAGCGGCCCGCCCATCACCCGCCCGAGCCCCTCGATCGCTTTAAGCGCAGACTGCGTCTTCTTGGCGCTGTCCTCTTGCTCTCTCGCCAGCTTGTCCGCCGCTTTCTCGGCGACCTTGTAGGCTTTCGCCAGCTTCTGGATCCGCTTCTCGGTCTCCTCGACAGATGCGCCGCCGGCCAGCATTTGCTGCTTTAGCTGGTCCATATCCGCGATAAACTGAAGCCGGATCTGCTCGGTGGCCATGGCTGCGCCTCAGGTGTCGGACGTGATGGTCTGGACAATCGATTTCGCCAGGTCGGCGCCTAGCTTGCTCGCGACCTGACGTGCCGGCTCCTTCACCAGCTGCTGATAGGCAGACCTCTGCGAGGTCAGCCCGTTCTGGTCTGACTTCACCAGATACGTGTATTTGGCCGGGTTGCCAATCGAGCCGATCAGCCCCTTGGACGTGACCGACCCGTAAGCGCTCCACGTCGTCGCCGAGGGGACCTTGTTACCGCTTCGCCGATAGTTGCGCTGTACGCCGTCGGAGCCGACCACGTAGGGGGAGACCGGCCAGCCTTTCGCGATCTGTACCCGGAAAGCCTCGATGGTCGTCTCCATAACGATCAGCGCGTCGGGGGCGAGCTCCGCGGCGGCCTGCCTGAGCTCTGCCGCAAAGTCTCGATCCATCTTGATCGGGCTATCGCTTCCGACCGTCCAGCGTGGGGGCGACTTTTTTGGCATCTCTCCCCCTCGTCTGTAGCTCGGCGATCAGCGTCGCCTGGGTGTCTCGGTCCAATGTCGTGAACCAGCCGGGAACCTTGGCCCACTCGCGCTCGATCTGCAGGATCGCGCGCTTCAGTCGACCCTGGTCCCCGGCCTCGAAAAACCCCGGGCCTCTGCGATCTGCTGCCCAGTGGGAAGGTGCAGCCGCAGGAACGACAGGGCGCGCACCCCGGCGATCACCAGGTCGGCAGGGTCGACATGCGCAGACCACTCCGTAAAGATGGTGTGCGCGAAGTTAGACGGGTTGTGGCCGACTTTCGCATACGACACGCGCGGGCGCCCGCGGACGTCGTCGGGCCAGCACAGGTAAAGGGCCATCGCTCCCGCGCGGATTGGCGACTGGAGCGCCAGACATTCCCAGGCGACGACGATATCGCTCGGCGCGCGGAGGCGGATGGTCTGGTTCCCGATCTCGACGGTGTCCAACGCGTCGGGCGCGTCGGAGGTGGTCTCGGTCTCGGTCTCGGACATGGTAGGAGCTCCCGGCTGTTAGGCGATTTGGTCGGCGTAGGCGACGCCGTTGACGTACACCGCGCCGCGGGCGGTCGCGCTGATCGTGAATTTGGTCGGACCGCCGCCCGAATCTTCCGCGATGGCGAACGTAAAGTGGCAATCCTTGAGCTCGAAACTTCCGTCCGCGTCGTCGCCGTAGTCGGTCCCCTCAAGCTCCCAGCGAAGGTGCGCCATCAAAGGACGCGGGCCGGTGCCGGCCGTGTTGGTGATCCCGGAGTATCCGCCGCGAACCAACAGAAAGTCCATAATCACGCCCGCGGTAACGTTCGTGAGTTCGGCCAGCATCGCCGAAAACTGCGCGGTTGGGTACACGCGCGCGCCGTGACCCGAGCCGCGGTACTTGCCGCGGGCTTCGAAGGGAACCTCTTCATTCAGGGTGCGCTTGAGGCCGTCGATCGCCAGGTCGCCCATCTCGTAAGGGATCGTCAGGGTGGTCCCAGATCCATCGATGATCTTCAGGCGCCCTTGCGCGAAGTTCTTAATGTGCGAAGAAAGCGCCATATCATCACCTCATTGGATGGTAAGCATGTGCCGGGCAGTCCCGGAGATCTCGGATAGGAGCCACGTCCCGTCGGCCACAGTCTGACGCGATACCGTATCCGACCAGTCGACGTGGAGCCCGTCGGACGAACCGGGCCCGCCCGAAACCCGGGTGAGGGCGACCAGAAGCGCGGCCTCTCCGTCGAGCGCCGCCAGGTACTCGGTCCACTGGTGGCCTTCCGGGAGCCGCCAGATCCAGCGCACTGAGATCGACGTGTCCGCCCGCCCCAGCGCCGCCCGTCGCACACGCGAGGACTCGGGACCAGGCGCGAGACGCGTCGACCGGGCCTCGACGGTGAACGCCCGATGGCCCCAGCCCTCGGGATCCCCTGGGAAATTCCCCGCCGCATACGGCGAGATCCGCCACCCAGGCAGGGTGCCGATCGCCGTGGCGACTTCGCGCACGACGTCACCAACGGTCAACGCCCCCACGGCATCCCCCAGCGCGCGCCCGTCTGTCCGCGGCCGTTGGTCCAGAGACTGCCAGCCGCCGTCACCGGAGCGGTGTCGGCTTGTCCGTCGTCGCCGACGTCATAGGTGAGCGAGACCTGCGACCAGGCCGACTCGTACTGCTGGCGATAGAGCTTCGCCTGCTCGAGGTAGGCCTCGTTGGCCCGCGTGGTCAGTGACTCGAAGACGAGGGCCAGGGTCAGCAACACGTGCGGCGTCACGAGCTCGGACGTTCCCACCACAAGCCACGGCCGCCGCCCGGCGCGCAATAGGCGCTGGGAGATCTCGCGCCATGCTTCCTCGAGGTACGGTTGTAAAGTCATCCCGGGGATCAGCGGCTGCACCCCCGGTTGGTGCGGCGATAGCGTCGGGACGCGCCGCCAGATGTCAGCATCAGAGGCGGCCATCGCCGGGACACAGCGCACCAGCGCGCCGGGCTCCCGGAAAGTATGCACCACCCCATCCGGCATGGTGAGCGCCCACTCGGTGCGCCAAGCGTCGCCCAGGGCGAGCGCGGTAGTCGTCGACCCGAGTACGGTGTAGCTGGCCACGCCCCCGACCTGCGTCGTCGCTCCCGTCACCACCGAAGCGTTCTCGGCGTTGTACAGGGCAAAAGTCCCGGCAGAGGGCGTGGCGAGACTGCCGCCGCGGTAGACCGCCAGCGCGAGCGTCGTGTCGCGTCCCCGCTGGACCAGCAGGGGCCCGTCGACGCGTGGGCTGTAGGCGACCGCGATGGGCATTGTCAGACCATCTCGGCGACGACGAAGCTGTCACAGCGGCAGGAGTTGCCGGCGTTGGCGACGGACCACACACCGGTCGCCTCGATCTTCTGCGCCACGGCGGAGTCGATCGACAGCGACTCAAAAGCCACGCGGGCGGTGGCGGTACCCTCGGCGCCCGGTGCCGAGCAGAAGCCCGACACGATGACAACCGAGGTCGCGCCGGTGTTGCGGACGGTGGCCGTCAAGGTCCAGGCGATGACGTCGCCGTTCGCCACGTCGACCGCGCCGGAGTCGGCGCACACGGTACCGGTCAGGGTGGTCGGGCCGACGCGGACGCGGATCCGCAGGGTGTCGGTGGAGTTCGTGGCGGTCGCGACAACGGCGCCCGACATCGTGTAGACCTTGCCGGCCTGGAGCCCGTTCGCCGGGATCTCGTAGGATCCAAGCACGGTTTCGGCGGTGGAGTTCGTGAGGGCGGTGCCGGCGGCGAGAAGCGTATAGAGCAGGCGCATTTCTACTTCCTGTCCCGCTCGAGGCGGGTGTGGGCTTGTTCGGACGCCTGACGCGCAATGCGTCGGGCGTTGTCGGCGGTGATACCCGCCTCCCGCAGCTGCTGATATCCCCGCTGCTCGGTCGCCGTCCGCGAGCTATGCGCGCTCGCGCCGGACTCTGACGTATCGCTCATGCTGCCCCCATCATCCGCGCCGCGCGGATCGCTTCGATCGCTGCCTCGGTCCGCTTGATCTGCCCTCGCAGGCTCGGGTTCCGGTCGACGCGGTCGACCAAGCCCGAGAGGATCGACGCCTGATCTTGCTCGAGCTTGTCGAGGATGACCGGCGTCGGCGGTGGCAGGATCCCATTGGCGACCAGCGACTGAAGCCACGCGACGTAGCCGCGGGTTCGACCGACCAGCGCGGAGCCCGGGGTTGGGTGCTCCCACGGCGAGACGTGCGCGGTGCCGCCTTCGACGGAGACCGGGACGCAATACCGGACGCCGCCAACGGTGGGGTCGAGCACGATATATCCGCGTCGTTCCTTGATGTACCGGCTGTTGTCCATCACGTACTGGACGCGGCCGGTTTGCGGGTCGCGGCGCGACTCGACGCGGGAGACGCCACCCAGGAGCGGCAACTTGGCCAACTGCGGCACGACGACGAAGGCCCCGTCGTCGCAGTCGTCCATCGCGGTCCAGCGTTCCGGGTGGAACATGTACAGAAAGGGCGGCGAAGTCTGAATTCTCGGGAGGGCCGCCGGCGCGGCGACCCGCCCCAGGATCTCATAGGGCTCGTTGTCAGCGGGGGCCGGCGTAACGACCGGCGTTGGCTTGACTTGCTTAGACATAGTGACCTCGGGAGCCCGGGACTATGCCCGGGCGGTGGAGCTATCAGGGGGCGTCGGACTGGATGGTAAGGCCCGCCGCGTCGTCGAGTTCAACGACGCCCATGTTCGCGTGACCTACGTAGGTGGTCTCGGCGCCCAGGCTATCGCGGTTGCGCTCCATCAAGACCGGCCCGACGTAGACCTGATCGCTGGGGAAGTCGAGCGGAGACACGCCGTCAGCCCAAGCGATGGCGCCGGCGCCCAAGAAGGCGGAGGCGACGTCGGCGCCCGCGTTCATCGACGGCGCGCGGCTAGTCTGGTAGATCTCGGTCTCCAAGAACGAGCCCTTGTAGGCGCCGCCGGCCCGGCTGACGAATTCGCCCGACTGCGCCTGCCACTGGATCGCGCCTTGCGACGCGGTCGCGATGTCGTTCTGCAGGTCGGTGACGGCCTGGGTGTGGCCGATAAAGAGCAACGGCCCGCGGTTATTCGCGACTTCCATCACCTGCTTGCCGGCCAAGAAGGTGGCCAGGGTCAGGTTGCTGCCCGAGGTGCCGATCGGCGTTCCGAAGGTATCCAAAAGGTTCGCGACCAGGTCAACAAGGGCGCCCTCGTAGGACGCGAAGAAATCCTCCGCCAGAAGGGCCGCATCAAACTCGCCGAGGCCGTCGGTCAGTTTGGCAAGGTCGGTCGCCTTCCGGGCGAGCGCAAACGGGGACACGGTGACGTCCGCATAGCCGCGGGCGATGTCGGTGACGCTGGCCGCCGCACCGTCGGCGCGGGGCTGCATCCGGTCGCGACCGCCGAGGCCCAAGCGGCGCACGCGGACCACGTTGCTCTCGCGCATATTGACGCGTCCACCGTACACAAACGCCGGATGCGCAGGCAGGCGGAAAGGGTCGTTCAAGAGGTATTGCCACTGGGCCGCCATAACTTGCGAAAGGCGATGGCCGTCAGACAGCAGGGAAGCGTAGGTCTCACCCATGAAATCACTCGTGGACCGCTTCGACCTGTTGCGCCCTTTGACGGTTGGCGGCACCTTGTGGTCTGGGTCTCGGATCTGGCTTACCAGATCCAAGCCACAGACGCAAGCTAGCGCAGGTCGCCGCGCTTGCGCAGCTCCTCAAACTCGGCGCGGGCCGTACGATCTCCGCGGGCCATCCGCTCCGTCAGCGCCTGCAGTCGCGACACGTCCACGCGCGAGGGCGTCGCCGCCGCGCCCGCGGTCGCTGGGGCCTGGGCCGTCGTCGTCGTCGCCTGCGCCGGCGGTGCTGCCTGCGCCGCCTGCGCCGCCACCGGCGTCAGGGCGTCGATCGTCCGCGTCAGCCACGGCGTGAGCGCCTTGGGCGCCTTGCCCGGGTCGGACCGCAGCTGGCCCAGCCACCCGACCAAGTCGGGCCGCGACTCTTCCGGCAGCTTCCCATGGTACAGGCGGGCAAGCTCCACCGCCTCCGGGTCGGTCCACCCGGCGCGCGCCAGCGTCGCCTCCTCACGAGCGCCGGCTAGGTCGCGCTCAAGCTGCGCGGCCTTCGTTGTGGCGGTGGCGGCTGCCTCGGCCGCCTTGCGCGCCGTGTCCCGCTCGGCGATGACCGCCGAGAAGCGTTGATAAGGGATCCACTTCCCGCCGCTCTGATCCACGTATTCATCGGCAGGGGGCGACGTCGTCGACGCCGGGGGCTGCTGTTCACTCATCATCGCTCTCCTCGACGCCGTCGGGCGCCTCTTCTTCGTCGTTCGGCTCCTCGGGAGCCGGCATCGCCTCATCCTCGGCGGCCGGCTCCTCAAGCTCGGGCGGCTCATCCTCTTCAAACCAGTAGCGCACCCGCCACCCGTCCGTAGGCAGGCCCAGACTTCCAACCCGATTGAGCTCCTCCGCCACCCGGCCGCATAGGCGTTCGTCGGCGAAGCGGAACACCGGCGCATAGCGCTGCTGGGCCAGTTGTTTCGCCGTGGCGCTGATCTCCAGGGCGTACCCCGAGCGGGGGTCTCCACTGACCCGCGCGGCGTCCGCCGGGTCGAGGTCGAGATAGGCGGCCATCCGGCGCTCGTAGCCCTGGATCCCCTGGGCGATCTCGGTCGGGTTCCCGCCGGACTGCCACTGGCCGACGATCGGTTGCGTCTCGATCTCCCGGCGAGTCCCTTGGAGCACGGTGGACGGGTCGGTGACGATGGCGCTCCGAGCCGCCGCCCCGGTGCCTTCTGGCGACGCCGGACCCCAGGCCACGTCGATGGAGTAGCGTTGGGGCCAGGACGCATCTTGCAGAACATGAAGGTAGAACGTCCATTGAACCGCGACCGACAGTGTTCCCCAGTACAACTCCTGCTCCTCATAGGGATCCCAGAGCGCTCCCGTACGCGCCGCATGGTAGATCACGTGGGGGATCCCGACCCGGGCTTCACCCAGGCCGCGCAGCTCGTCGCCGCGGATTGACTCGACGCGCATCGGCTGACCCGCCCGGTAGACGTCGACCACCCACTGAGGCTCGCGACCGACGGTGCGGATCCGATACTCGCGCAGCTCGATCGGCTGCTCAGGCTGCAGTGGGTCAGGGACGCCGACCACCAAGTCAGGGTAGACCGGGCGCAGCAAGACGTCGTAGCTCCCGTCGGGTTTGGTCACGCCCTGGACGTCGAGCAGCATTTCCCGTAGCCCGAGGGTATCCCGCTGCAGGCGCTGCAAGAGGGGGATCGCGCCGGCCAGATCGAGGTGCCGCTGCAGCACCACCGCCGCGGCGGCGTCGTCGTGCTCGATCGTCCACGGCCGATCGTACAGCGTCGCCCGACCGCCGGCCGCCTTGCGGAAAGGGTTCGCCGACAGGTCGGGCGTTCCCCAGGCATCGGCGCGCACGGCGCCGACGCGGCGGCGGAGCTCGTCCTCCAGGTCGGTCATCCATCGGCCGTAAAGCATCCGCCGGCGTCGGCGCGTGTGCTCCCACCGTTCGGCGTCTTCGCGATTCGTGGGAGCTGGCGGGACGTGAACCGGCAGGGTCATGACATCACCCGAAGCGAACGACAGAGGAGGACGACCGACGGCGCGACCTCTCGCCGAAGATCCACGGATCGAGAGCATAGCGCAAAGCGTCCACCGGGTCTTTGTAGTCCGAGTCGCGCATGTCCCACCGCTCCATGGCGTCGATAAGCCGGCGACACCGGGGATGCACGGTCAGGCGCCCAGAGGAGACCAGGTGATAGACGTACCGCGCGCCGATCCGAAGACTCCCAGCGCGGCCTTCTCCGCGTTTTACCGTTTCTATGACTACAGGGGCGCCGTTCCCGAGCTGCCCCGCCCGGTAAAGATGCTTGGCAATGTGCGCAGCTAGATCCTTGTTTGACTTCTGGCCGCCGGTCCCGGGCATGTGGACGCGGTCGCCGTGCGCGAGGTCGACGTCAGACCACCGGAGCCCGTGGCGCTCAAGCATCGCCACGATCCCCTCGGCGTCGTGGCGCGGCTGGGCGACCCCGGTGGCGTCGACGTACTCATCTAAGACGTGCACCACCGGTTGCTCGGGGTCGCGCTCGTCGACGTACAGCAGAAGCGCGATCTGCTTGCCCGGCCGGTCGCCGTGGTCGATACCCAGGGCAACCGTGAACTCGGGCGCGTCCGGCAGGTTCGGCGAGATGTTTGCCGAGCACCAGCGGCTGAAGTACCGATCGGTGGTACCGCCCCTCCATGCGCCGTCCACCACGATCGGCCGCTCCCAATCGTCGCACAGGTCGCCAAGCTTGGCGATCCACGCGGCGTCCTTGGGGACGCCTGACGCCGTGGTGACGGGCTTTGACGTGCCGACCGGAACAAGCTCCGCCTCGGTCAGCGGGCGCCAATGGTCATGGATGGTGCCGGCTTCGCACAGTGACCGGAGGTGCTCGATCGTCTCGTCGGGCGCGTTGATTGGGGTCAAGCTCATCAACAAAACGCCGCCGCGGTCCTCGAGGCGCTTGGCCGCCTCGACCAGGAGGCGGGTCGAGCTGGGGGGCTCGTCGAAGAGGACCACGTCGATCGACGCGCCGGCGAAGCTGATCGTGTCCTGGCCCGCGGTCTTGATTCGGATCAAGCTTCCGTTTCGGAATTTGACCACCGGCGACTTGATTGGGGCGAAGCCTTGCTCCACTGTGTAAGCCGTGCGCGGGTCAAGCTCGCCCCAAGGCAGGAGCGCCGCCAGTTTCTCCTGGATCCCCAAGCTCTGCTGCCAGCTGGCGCAGATGATGTAGGCCTGGATCGGCGGTGGCGGCACGACAACACCCAGGGGATGGCGCCCGCGGCATCGGCCGATCACCTCGGCGAGGGCCGGCGTGGTCTTGCCGATCGTTTGGTTGCCCGCGCGGATCAGCTTCGCCCAGTGAATGTCAGCCAGAAACGCCCTCTGCAGGGGTAGCCACCGCATAGCGGCGATCGGGTCGCGCGCGCGGTCCGCCGCCGCGGCCTGCACCCCGGCGAGGATCGCGCGCATCGCTTCCAGGTCCACCAAGGTCAACGCCCGAAGTGCACGAGGCGCGGGCGGCGACGCTGCTCGATGGCCTCGGCAAGGCGATCGACGAAGGCATCGGGCAACGAAGGCACCAGGGCGATCACCTGATCCAACATGGCGTCGGGAGTCTGTGCCCGATCGGCCTCAAGCGCGGCGAGCTCGGCCTCCTCAGCGGCGCGGAGGTCGGCCTGCAGGTCGCGCTTCGTACGGAGCAGGCGCTCGGCGGCGACGTAGGAACCGGCCTCGGTCGCGGAGCGCTGAAGCTTGTCGGCTTCGTCGAGAAGTTGGCGTAACTCGCGGACAGTTCGGGCGATCTTGGGTCTGGCCATAGTCTGAAACCCTCCAAAGTGACG